TGCAGCCTCATTAACTGCGGCCACCGGAACTAACAGGTCTTCGGTAGGCGTGTTGGCGCGAATAAGAGCCTGTCGAACAAGTCGCTCTTCCTCGTCAACCTTCTGCTGTTCAATGTCCTGAAGTTGCGCCCACTCGTTCTTGTGACGGTGCTGCATGTGCAACCGCATCTGGAACTCACTGGCGAGATTGCCCGACTTGCAAACCGGAAGACCCATACGGTCATACACAGGACGGTCTTCAGAATCTGGATGGAGCATACAAAGCGTATTGCCACGCCACGGCTCGATTGCTGGCTTAACAGTCGTAAAGCAACGAACACCATCGTCGTTCACCTTGAGAAGTTGAGCGGCAAGCATGTTCCGGTTGACCTTACTCGGCTCACCCGTGAACTTGTCCCAGACAGTGACCCAGCCAGCAGACTCCATCTCTTCTATCGTGATTCCCCACGGAGTCTCTTTGCTTGGCATCTGAACCAAGCCGTCTCCCATGCCCGGAGAGATCGCATCCTGGGCAAGCAAGGCAAGTTCCTCTGGACGCATTTCTTCTTCGCTGTCTAGGACTTGGTTGCTAAGTTCTGCGAGTTCTTTCATCGAGGGCATCTATCGTTTGTCCTTCGCTAGTGAACCAGTGGTCTTTCGTCCGACAAGATTTCGTTGCTGCTTGTCTTTTTCGTCTTCGTAAGATGTCAAATAATCTTGCGCTGACATCGCCGGGATTTCGTCCCAGTCAAATTTCTTGCCACGCAAGCTGTCTGCGTAATCTAAAAGAGACGCTACAGTCTCCCAGACATGCCCACGCCCTCGCTCGTCTACTGTACCGCCGATGATGTTCAACTGCTTTGTTATTCCAAAGGCAGATACCGGCCCCATATCAGTCCGATGCTCGACAAGCCGGTCGTTACGAACAACCTTGACGATCTGATACCGACGTGGAGGACCGAAGTCGGGAGAAGGCAGGTTTAACTCCTCAAGACTCCAGGCAGGTTCGTCCTTGCGGATAGAGAAGGTTCCGACTAATAGCGTCACGCAACAGGTTCCTGTTCTGCCTGCTCAAAATCGGTGACGCTAAACCCGCCATCACGAAGTTCGATCTGGTCAAGAGTAACTGTCTGGTTCTTGAGCATGTGGATCACAGATACCGTGGCATCAAGCTGCGACTGCAACTCGTTAAGTTCTAATAACTGCCTGCCGATGATCTCTTCTGCGCTCATAGGTCGCCTTTGCTCTGGAGGTTTTGAAGGTCGTTCAATACCTTTTGGAGGTTCTTCGCCTTCAAACCTTACCCTTGTTTCGTCAAGAGATAATCCTGTGAGGATAGCAACTTGCCTGTGCCAGAGATGGCGAGGCATGTCATCTTCCCCATTCCAGTCTAATGGGCCGTCTACCCAGGTATCAGTGTTCGCATCCCAGAAGGCTGGAATCTCTTGCACGAACTCAGGATAGTCCTCGAACATCTTTTGTTCCATGCAACAGACTCGTACACGGAGAGTTCTACCAAGATACGGATTTGACCAATCACCAATCCTTTGGAAAACACAATCACAAAGATCATCCCCGTGAGTCCAGACTATTTCTGGAATCTCACGAGAATGAAGATTTTGGCCTAGTGGAAAACTACGTTCCAAACTACAGCCTCTTTGTTAGCCCACGCTACTGACTGTGCCATCAGCAATGATTTTTCTCAGCACAGTGTCATTAGCCATCAAAGCACTAGAAGTAACGATGGCCCCAGCAGCCTGTGTCCCAGTTTTGAACACAATCGCTGAAGTCGGCTCAGTTGATGCAAAAGCCGTTTCTGCACCCATGTAAAGGTTCTGGGCAACTACGTGAGCATCGCCGGTCGTGACCGTAAGGTCGCCGGTTGCAGCAGTTAAACCGCTTGCATTTATGTTACCGACACGCGTGCCTCGGTAATAAAAGTCGAGCCTGGAGTTAGCGGAATCGTACCGCCACCCACTATGAATCGAAGATACTGCCATTTTGTTCTCCTAGATGCGAAAAGGTTCGCACCTGAATCTAGGTTAGTTGTTGCCCCCGCCCCGAAGGGCGAGGGCGTTTTTACCTATTGACTAGGCGTTCCAGTCACGGTTTGACTTGACGAGAATGTAATCTACGTCAAGAGTCTCGATAGCCGCTCCCTTTGCTTCAACACCTACACAAAGTGCAAGGTTTACAGAGGTAGAAGCAGCACCTTCAACGGTCTTCTTCAAGTCACCGTCGATGTACCAACGAGTGTCCCCGTTAGAGTCGATCTCAAGTTTAAGAACTTGCCACTCACCAGCCACAGCGTCATCGTCTAGGTCCAATGACCCGGAGGCTGTAACAGCACTGGCAGTCCCACCGTTGTAAACGGCGTGCCAATCTTCGTCATCACTAAGTTCTGCTGACAGGAAGAACCCAACGAAGTCTGAAGCTGTATTCGTTATCGTTGCAGTAGCACCCGTGAGGATGTCTGTTTCGATTGAAAGCGTCTCAGGCGGAATGTCTGAAAAGCCAATGAATACTTCTTTAGTGTCGATGTTTTCCATTTGGACGCGAGTTTCAAGAACAATCGTCCCACTAAGGCCAACATCAAATGCTGCCTGAGTGCCAACCAATGTCGTGTGGTTATCTTCATTGGTTGTGGTAATCCGACCAGCACCAGAAAGAACCCCAGCAATAGTTGGAACACCAGCGTCTGTTTCAGCAGAACCTTGTCCACCGACACAGAAAGGGCCAAGTGATCGAAGTTCCGCCGTGTTAGCGACTGAATCTTCGCCGTAGAAGTCGTAGAAAAGTCGGATGCGACCCGGCTCTCCTTGAGCGTTTATAGCCATTTTCTATTACCTCGTCCCCTTACCGATAAGGCGGGTTTGGGACTAATTGTTTAGAGACTCTAATTGAGCCTCTAACTAGCATCGTTAGCTAGTCGGAGTAGTTGCGTCACTCTGAATCTCGAAGAGCCAGTTGCCCGAAGATCGCTCGGCGTACGCGTACTCGTCGCGATGAAGCATGTTAGTGCCACCACCACCGATGAACTCGTCACGAACCATCTTCACAAACGGCGCACGAGCCTGACACAGAACGATGGCTCCACCGGGACCGGAGGCGAAAACGCCACCCTTTGCGTCCGGGGTCGAGTCAAGCGGAATGTTGTCGTCTTGGAAGAACGCTGCGTCTGCAATCGGAAGCATGTAGCCTCTGCCGTAAACTTCAGCGGTCGAACCAGCAGGAATCGGGTACGTCCCTACTCCTGAAATCAACTCGTCGTACAGGTCTTTCGCCTGAAAGCCGTGGAGCACGAAAGAAACCGGGCCATCCCACGTCTCGGTAGCGTTGCTGCGGATGCGAAATACACCTGCGGCCACATGCCCGGACGTAAGGGTCGTGCCAGTTCCGCAAAGGGACGTGGTAGCACCGTCAAGAACGGTGATGCCGTCAATGTCCTTCTTGCGCTCAATAGCGTTCTGAGCAAGCGCACCCGTCTTCGCAATCACGTTCTTCGAGACGTTGCGAGCCGCACGGTCCGTAAGGAACGTGTGAACCGAAATCATTTCGGGCGTGATTGAAAACGGAGTGTCTGCGAGAACCTGGGGATTGTCTTCCTCAGTGGTCTCGGTGATTGCTGATGCAGTCAACTGCGCCAGCGAGATTTCTTTCCACGTATTGCCAACTCCCGTACCGAGTTTTACCCGGTCGGCCAGTTGTGCTATCACGCCCTTTGTCTCTCGAATGATTCGGGCCTGATTCACAATATCTGGGAGAGAGTCGGCAAGAGAGGATGTATATGTCGTCCCTGTTGCCATATTGTTCTCCGGTTAAGAGCTCATCTTCAGCTACATATTTCCACGTTTTTGCTGGATTGCGATGGCTCGTGCTGTGTCGTCGCTTCGTCCTGCGGCGTAATCCGCCATGAACTGTGCATCTGACTGAGAACCCGATTGGCTCCCCCCGGAATCCAGTTGGTTTTCTGGACCGCCTGCGGGAACAACCGACTTCTTAGCTTCAGCCGATGCTGTCTCTGCCCTAGATGACGCAACCTTCCCCGCCTCGGCAGCAATCTCCGCAATAGCTTCTCCGAGATAACTGAACTCTGGAGACAAGGCGTTATTAGCGTCCTGAAACTCCGAAATCCTCGTCACCCCGAAAGCGGCTACCTTGTTGAGAGCAGTCTCGATAGGCTCGGAAAGGTTGTGCTTTTCGGTAAGGTCTTTTGTGAAAGCCGTCAACATCCCCATCGCAGCATTTTGATTCTGTTGAACCACCTGCTGTTGCTGGGCTGTCTGTGCTTCGTTCAACTGTTCGGCTTGCGCTTCGCTCCGCAATCTTCCCGCAAGATTGTCGCCTGCTTCTGCGACCCGCTGGGCATACATATCTGGCGTAAGCCCTTGTTGGTCGTAGAACGTCGCGAGATCCCTGCGGTGCGCCTCAACCTGCGTTTCTATCACCTGCTGAGATGCTGCTTCTGCGGCCTGGGCTGCTACTTGTCTTGCTTCAGCCTGTGCCGCTGCGATCTGCCTGTCCGCTGATGCCTGAAGATTACGGAACTCTTCGGTATCTCTTATGTTTACCGGAGATGCAACTTCTTCAGCAGGCTCTTCAGCAGCAGGCTCGCTTGCCGTTTCTTCCGGTTCATCAGTAGCTTCGGGTTCCGACGCGACCGCTACAGGCTGATCCTCTTCCGGTGACTCTGCGGGGGTTTCCTCGTCGAGAATGTCGTCGGGTCCAAGTTGATAAACCTGGGCCTCGCTTACATCGCTCGCAACAAAAGATTCCTCGGCAGCTTCTACTGAAGGAGAATCAACAACTGCCTCAGTTGTCGAAACCGTATCTGCTGGTGTAACCAAATGAAGACTCCTAACTACGCCATAGTGTAGCGCAT